AGGAATTTTAATATGATTATTACTATTAAAAATGATGACGGTGAATCAGTCTATGATGTTTCAAAGATTGAAGATGAGCAGAAAAGAGCAGGTGCTAACGTATCTATCAGTAAGATAGGTACTTTGAATGTGTTGGTCGAAGCTTTGAACTATGCTTCACAAGGTCATCAAAATAATCTTGAGGCTGTGCTAAAGGAAAGTCCTGAAGCAGTAGTTGAACAAGATGATGAAGAAGAAACTTCCACTGAAGAGGAATCTTTAAACGAGGTATCTTAATATAACTTGGCTAGGTGTAAAAGCCTAGCCACATTTCTAATGGAGATAGAATGCAACAAGAAAGAACTCAATTTATTAAACACAAATTACCCTGCCCTAAATGTAGTAGCAGTGATGCTGTATCTCTCAATGAGAATGGCTCTGCTAAATGCTTTAGTTGTAATACATTCTTTACAGACTATGAGAATGAATCAACAGGAAAGGTAATTGAAATGACGAGTAAACCCAAACCCGACAACACATTTCTTACATCATACACTGGTGCTTATGGTGCTTTAACTGACAGAGGTATCTCTGAAAATACAGCAACCAAGTTCGGTGTTAAGATAGTCAAGGATAGAAACAATAATGTTGCCCAACATATTTACCCATACTTTAATGGTAATGAAGTTGTTGGTACTAAGACAAGGTTTGTATCTAACAAAGGCTTCACATGTAATGGAACATTCGAGGACACAGGTTTATTCGGAGAGCAACTGTGTGGAAACACAGGTGGTAAGTACCTAACTATTACTGAAGGAGAGTGTGATGCTATGGCAGTACATGAACTCTTCCAAGGTAAGTGGTCGGTAGTATCTTTAAAGCGTGGAGCTTCGGCTGCTGTTAGAGATATACGAGAGAGCATTGAATTTGTAGAATCATTTGATAATGTAGTTCTATGTTTTGATAATGACAAGGCAGGTAAAGATGCAGCTAAAGCTGTAGCTAAAATACTTAAGCCTAACAAAACTAGAATCATGTCATTCCCAAATGGATTCAAAGATGCAAACGAAATGCTTAAACAGAAGAAGTTCCAAGAGTTTACCCAAGCTTGGTGGAACTCTAAAACATACACTCCTTCAGGTATCATGGAGCTATCATCTCAAAAGAATGATTGGCTACATAGAGAAGAGAAAGAGAGTATTGCATATCCTTGGGAGGGAATGAACAAGAAACTCTATGGTATGCGTAAAGGAGAACTGGTAACACTTACAGGTGGTACAGGTCTCGGTAAGTCTAGTGTGACAAGAGAACTAGAACACTGGCTTATTAAGAATACAGAAGACAATGTAGGTATCGTAGCACTTGAAGAGAACTGGCTAAGAACTGCTGATGGTATTTTATCTATCGAAGCTAACGACAGGATATACTTATCAGAGAAGCGTAAGAATTATACAGACGATGACCTCATGAGTTTGTTTGATAAGACTATACCTGAAGGTAGAGTGTTTATCCATTCTCATTTAGGTGCTACTGACATTGATGATATCTTTGCCAAGCTTAGATATATTATTGTAGGATGTGAATGTAAATGGGTCGTGGTTGACCACTTACATATGCTTGTCAATGTTCTTCATGAAGGTGATGAAAGACGTGGTATTGATATGCTAATGAATAGATTACGTAGTCTTGTTGAAGAGACTGGTGTAGGTATGATATTAGTATCTCACTTACGTAGAGCAGCAGGTGATAAAGGACATGAGCAAGGTATCGAAGTATCATTGTCCCACCTTAAAGGCTCACAAGGTATAGCACAGCTATCGGATTGTGTAATTGCACTGGAAAGAAATCAACAGGCAACTAATCCGGAAGAAGCTAACACCACAAAAGTAAGGGTACTAAAGTCTAGATATACAGGGGACACAGGATTAGCTTGTGGTCTCCGATATAATTCTGATACAGGTAGACTGTTTGAAGTATCAGAGGAGGAAACATTTGACAATGAACAATTCTAAAATAATATTTGACATAGAAGCTGATGGGTTAAATCCTAATAATGTATGGTGTATTGTAGCCAAAGAACTAAATGGCACCTCACATACATTTGATAACACACAGATAAAAGAAGGTATCAAATTCTTACAAGAAGCTGACACACTCATAGGTCATAACATTATAGGTTATGATATACCTGTACTAGAAAAACTTTATGGTGCTAAGTTTAATTGTAAGATAGAAGATACACTTGTTATGTCAAGACTATTCAATCCTGTTCGTGAGAACGGACATAGTTTGAAAGCTTGGGGTTGGCGTGTTGGTTGTTTAAAACAAGAACAACCTGAAGACTTTGATTCCTATACTCCTGAAATGTTAGAGTATTGTATTCAAGATGTTAAACTAAATGAAGCTGTGTATAATTACCTTATTAATGAGGGTAAAATATTTAGTAAAGAATGTATAGATTTAGAACATCGTGTAGCTAAGATAATGAAAGAGCAAGAGAAGACTGGTTTCTTTTTTAATACTCAACAAGCTATGGAACTTCTTGCTGAACTAAAAGCAAAGCAACTTGCTGTTGAAGATGAAGTACATAATACTTTCAAACCTAAGTTAGTTGATGACAAGTTAGTTACGCCTTATGTAAGAAAAGATGGTGAGTTATCTAAACGTGGATTGACTGATGAAGAATATCATAACTGTATTAAAACTCAAAGTGTTGAACCTTTCATGAGGCAGAAGCTAGTTGATTTTAATCTTGGTAGTCGTAAACAAATTGGAGAATACTTAATTGATTTTGGTTGGGTTCCTAAAAAGTTTACACCAACAGGACAGCCTATTGTAGATGAAGGTACTCTCAAAAAGATTGAACACATCAGAGAAGCTAAGTTGATTGCAGACTTCTTACTATATCAAAAGCGTATAGCACAAGTCACATCTTGGATAGATGAACTTAAAAATGATAGAGTTCATGGCAGTGTAATACCTAACGGTACTATCACAGGTAGAATGACACATAGAAATCCTAACATGGCACAAGTACCTAATGCAGGTAGTCCATATGGTAAAGAGTGTCGTTCATGTTGGACCATCCCTAATGGATACAAACTTGTAGGTATAGATGCTAGTGGATTAGAACTTAGAATGTTAGCTCACTACATGAATGACCCTGATTATATTGAAGAAGTAATTAATGGGGATATACATACTACTAATCAAAATCTTGCAGGTCTAAAGACAAGAGACCAAGCTAAGACTTTTATATATGCTTTAGTTTATGGTGCAGGGGATGCTAAGATAGGTAGTGTAGCAGGTGGTGGATTAAAGAAAGGTAAAGAATTAAAACAAACTTTCTTTGAGAACTTGCCTTCATTAAAAATACTAAAAGAAAAAGTACAGAAAGCTTCTGAACGAGGATTCTTAAAAGGATTAGATGGACGAAAGATATATGTGCGTAGTCAACATGCTGCACTTAATACTTTGTTACAAGGTGGTGGTGCAATAGCAATGAAGAAAGCTATGTGTTTCTTACAATGTTTAATAAAACTAAATGATATAGATGCTAAATTTGTAGCTAACATTCATGACGAATGGCAGATAGAAGTACCTGAAAAACAAGCTGATTATGTAGGAGAACTAGGAGTTAAGGCTATAGAACAAGCATCAGAACATTTTAAAATGCGTTGTCCTTTAACAGGAGAATACAAAATAGGAGAGAATTGGTATGAAACACACTAAAGAACATTCAACAAATAGAAAGGGAGACCTTGCAGAATTTTATGCAGTCACTTGGTTATGGGATAATGGCTATGAAGTATTTAAAAACTGTGGGTGTGATGGGTTCATTGACTTAGTAGCTCGAGACCCTGAAGGACAGGTAACATTAATAGATGTAAAGACTGCTAGAAGAGATTATAGAACTGAGAATTCTTATACATCAAGAACAACAAGAACTGAACAACAAATCAAAGCAGGTGTTAAGTATTTATTATACTTACCTGATACAAGGAAATTAAGATGGGTGAAACATAATGAAAAATAAAAAAGAAAAACTTATTGACAAAACTGAATTGGATAGCTATAATAAATTTACGTCTGAGTCAGGACATTGGTATACTCAAGAGGGAGAACCAATGTATACTATCATCGGTGCTAACGGGAAGGAAAGGAACACAACTCTTAGAGATGCTAAGAAAGAAAAGCTTGTCCCTTCTGTTACTACTATACTAGGTATGATAGCTAAACCTTCACTAGAAAACTGGAAAATAAATCAAGCACTTAACTCTGCTCTTACTTTAGAGAGACAAGAGGGAGAATCTACTGAGTCTTTTACTTATAGATGTAAGCACGATTCTAAAAAGATAGGTATGGAAGCCGCCAAACAAGGTACTAAAATACACTATCAGATTGAGAAAGGTTTCTTAGGTCTAGGTCAAACAAAACCTTACAAGAAAATAAAAGCTTGGCTTGATGAAAACTATCCCGATGAAGAATGGATTGCAGAAGATTCTTTCTGTGCTGATTCAGGGTATGGTGGTAAGATAGATTTATATTCTAAGTCTGGAATCTTTGTTGACTTTAAAACTAAAGATAACTTAGAAGGCAAAGACCCTGCTAAATTAGTATACGATGAACACGGTATGCAGTTGTCTGCTTATGCACAGGGTTGTGGCTTTGATAATCCACAGAGAGTTTCTATCTTTGTTGATAGGAAAGACACAGGTTTAATCTCATGTCATATATGGAATGATGAATCCCATGCAAGACATCTAGGTATGTTTAATAGTATATTAGATTACTGGAAGCTAGTTAAAAACTACGACTCCTCTATTGATAATGCCTAGTAGAGTACCGAGAAAACCTAGACCTAAAAAGACAGGTGTCCCTAAAGGGTATGATAGTATTTGGGAATACGAGATACATGAAACCCTTCTTAAGGACTGGAAACATCATTGGGATAACATAGACTATATAGTTAAGCATAAATATGAGCCTGACTTTGTTAAGATAATAGATAAGAAAACTATTTTAATCGAAGCTAAAGGCAGGTTTTGGGACTATGCAGAGTATAGTAAGTACATACATATACGGAAGGCTTTGCCTAAAGGTTACGAGTTAGTGTTCTTGTTTCAGAAACCTTTTGCACCTATGCCTCAAGCTAAGAAAAGAAAGGATGGAACTAAAAGAACTCACGCTGAGTGGGCAGAGAAAAATAATTTTACATGGTATAACGAAGAGAGTTTACCAAAAGAATGGAGAAGCTGTGAACTATAAATTTAACGAAGATAAAATATTAAACGAAGTAAAGGCGTATGTAGGTAACACCTATGACCAACACTATGCTAATGGTAAGTACCAAGCAACAGATATGATAATTGATTCAGGATGTGGTGAAGGTTTCTGTCTTGGTAACATCATGAAGTATGCTATGAGGTTTGGAAAAAAAGATGGAAAGAACAATTTAGACTTGTATAAAATTATACATTATGCTATAATAGCTATTCATGTCAACAACAAGGAACAAGATAATGACTGAAGATAAAACAGGAACTAAGCCTTACTTAGGAATTGAAATAGATTACGACAAAGAAAAAACATTTGACAAATTTAGTTTAGATACACTCAAGGATAGATATTTTTGGGAAGGAGAAACACATGCACAAGAAGCCCTCGGAAG